GCGTAAATTTATAAGCCTGATTTTTTTCCGTAATGACCTTATGCAAGCCCGATCGAATGCTTGTTCGAGCAGCATCGGTAAACTTGCCATCAGATGCACGCAATTCACGCAATGCGCCTTGAACGGCTGCTGGCAATCGCGCATCGGACGCATTGATGTTTTCCATATCGCTTGCGCCGACCGTGCTTTGCGGGTCGATGGTCTTTGCGTAGAGATAGAGCAGCGTTAAATCTTCATTCGGCCCAGTTTTCAACGCAGCGACATAATTGGGGAATGCTTTTTCATAATCCTTAACGGCATCTTCGCCGCGATAAGCATCACGCAATTCCTTGACGCGTTTGCGCTCATCTTCGCTGACTGCACGCGCTTCCGAAGCGGCAGATATATTAGATGATTGTGCTGCACGAAGGTTCGCTTCTTCTGCTATTCTAGCCGCATCAATTTTACGCTCTTCTTCAGCAGCTTTTTCAGGAGATTTTGGTAGGCGATAGACACCGCTTTGCACAGAAGGGCCAGCGATCTGTTCGCGAGGAACGCCGCCAACAACAACATAAATTTTGCCGTCGCTACCCTTGAGCTGCTGACCTTCTTGATACTTTTCAGCCATATTTAATCACCATATCTACGTCGAGAGCCGCTTACGTCAGGAGCCTGTCCCCATCCGGGGAAGGTTACATGAATTGCGCCTTTGTTGCTAGGGATAGCCTTAACGCCAGGATACATCCTGCGGACAGTGGCAATAGCCTCTTGCATGGACATTCCCTTCGGCGGCATGAAGTCCAAAGCATCACCCATTGGATGAGATCCACTTTTGGTCTTGGTCAACCCTTGAGCAACCAATGCCTCTTGATGGCGCTGCGTTCTAAAGCCACTGGTCGGTGCAAAGCCCAGTTTTCCAAGATCGGCAATCGGGTTAATGTTACTGTCCTTGAAAGGTGCCAGACGGCTTTTCCGTCTGACCTCCTTCTGGATTCAATGGGGTGAATGTCACGCCTTTTGGCGCTGGCTTGCCTGTGAGTTTTCTATCTCTAATGAACTGTTGAATATCAATTAAGTCGGTGTCAGTGGTCATGAATTTACCCTGAGACTCCCACCAAACATCAGCTTCGTCTTTGCCATCCTTGCGAACACGGGCTTGATATTCTGCAAGCGGTGCAGGCATATCAAATCCATAGATTTTGTTAATGCGATCATATTGTTCTTTGTCTGCATAAACGGCAAGCAAGGAAGCAATCGCGCCACGACGTTGTGTGGGATCGCCCTGCATTCCCCGATAGGCTTTAGCCATATCAGTAAGCTGTTGCGCTTCAGTGGTCATTCCACTTGCCTGGGCAGCCGCAGCAGCATCTTCTGCTTGTTTTGCAGCGCCCTCTACGTCTCCAACGGCATCAGATTGCAGAACTTGAATTGCTGTTCGCGTAAATAAATTGGAAGCTGCTGGCGTGACATTTTTACGGATAGTGGCAATTTGCTCAACCATCAGCGGATGCTTGGCGTAAAGCTCCTGCCACTTTTCAGGAGTTGGATTCCGAATTGTGCCTTGAATGTCTTGCAAAAAAGCAGCTTGCTGCTGCTGCTGCAATTGCTGATTTTGGCGCTCTTGTTCTTGTTGGCGTTGCACCTGACCAATCTGAACTCCCTGTAGGAATCCAGCCAAGGGATTAGGCACGTTGATTGAATAATTGTAAGGTGCGACCATTAGAAAATACTCGGATTTGCGGCGATCAAGGCATCAGAGGCAGGAACCAACCGGCCAAGATTGTTTTGAGGCTGACGGCCAAGATACATACCGCCAATGGTAGCAATATCACTAAGCCCTTGACCAAAAGCCTGTGCTGATCCCAAAGTAGCGCCAGCGCGTGCAGCGCCAGCTTGGCCTAAAAGATTGCCAATGTTTGATGCACTAGTCATTCCGGCACTGCCAACACCAGCGGCAGAAGCTTGGCCCATTTGCGCCAAGCCACCAAGGCGACCATATTGCTGTTCAAGAAACTGATTGAGCAATGCTGGACGGAACTGAGCCAATGCACCCTGAAGGTTTCCGCCGCGCAGTCCACCCGTTGCTGAAGCGTTCTGAGCCATAGCTTCTTCACCCTGACGGGCCAACGCCTGAAAGATTGGGCTTTGCTCTTGCTGGGCAATGAATGCAGCCTGTTCTTCTGGACCACGCAGTCCAACAGCGCCCATCATAGATTGAAGCGCAGGCGTGCCAGCAGAGACATAAGGCTCAAGCAGCCTACGCATTTCTTCACGGGCCAAACGCTGTTCAGCAGTGCCAGTCTCTGCGGCCTGCACCTGCTGTCGCCCAGCCCTTTTTGCGGCGTTTGCCCCGATTGCAGCAGATCCAACACTAGCAGCAGCCATTACGCCTGTAACTGGATTAGGCATCAGACATTTCCTTCATATAATCTTCGAGGCTTTCGCCATATAGCTTCAGAACAACGCAACCAATATCCATCGCGGCCTGCACGCCATGCTCGATCTGCACAGCGGCTAGAACCATATCATAATAGCCTGCACGCCAAACGAAGCTGGTGGCACAAGCCTCGCCTTCACGCTCAACAACGTCGGAGGCTTTCCATTTCAAAACAGCAACGCCCATCAGCGGGATCAGCATATGCGCATTTCTTTGATAGAAGCCATTTGCAGGAAGGCCGACCAATGCGTTCCAGATTGCGCCGTCAAGATCATCTCGATCTATCGAAGTGCCGTCTGCAATATCATCAAATAGCTGGATGACTTCCCAAAGCGCAATCAGCCAGTCGGAGGCTTCATCCGAAAGACTGAGTGTCTCGGTAAAGTTCCGCCTAAGCCAGTATTTGGGGGAGCCATCCTGCGTCATTCAAAACCCTTGAAGGTGAGCCACCGGCTGCTCAATGACGCTCGGTGATTGCACCATATCACAATCAATCCTCGGATTCAAATTCCCGTTCTTCCCATGCTTGGCAGGAACGAAGATCATGGCAGATGAAGTCAAAGCGGTTGCAATAGCCACGGAATCCGGCCTCAACGTCCCACTGATTCCAAGGGATGCGTTCCATCTTGGCCTGTGTCATGGTTGAGTTGTCGTAATATTCGCAGTTGGAGCAGCGGCGGCGACGGGCTTCAGTCTCATCGCACTGCATGGCTTTACCAAGCGCACGCCAGTATTCAGAGTTCGCACCGCGCTCGTTGCTGGGCTTTTCAGGGCCGAGCATCCAATCGTCGATCACGACTTGCGTGTTCTTCTTGTTCTGTGCGGCAGTGATGAACGGTTCGCTTTCACGCAGACCGCCAAAACCCTCAATGATAAATGATGGCTTCTTCATTAGCCGATCTCCCTGCCAGATGCGCGGATGTTGATCGCCGTGCCAGTGCTGGCAATCGTTGAGATGAAATTGCCGTTTGCGAGAACCTGGCCGACCAATTCGGGGAAGGTATAAGTCTCGGACGGCTGAAGCGTTTTGGTCTTGACGATCAGGTTGTCATTCCCTGCGCTGCCAGATGCCGCCACAAGGTTAACGCTGATCGTGCGTGCAGCGGTGTCGTAATTGGTCGCAGTGAATTTGTCGATAATCGTGGTCACGTTCGTCGCGGTATATTGAACCGTCTGCGTTCCTTCGGCTGTCTTAGCCGGAATCAAAACCTTTGTAAGCACAGCCATGTTAAACCTCCAAGGAACTTACGTTGTCTGTCACTGTTAGAATGATCGACGGGATAGCTGGATGAACCGCTGTTGCTGGATCGGCAAGCAACTGAACGCCCAGATCGTCGACTTCCCACATTAATTCAAAATAATCGCCTGCACTCATTTTTAGCAGAAAATTCCACGCAGCGACAGTTTCTGTGTTGTTGCCCTGAATCCGAATAACCGTAGAACTATCGGGAATGTTCACGCCGTTCTTGCGTAGCCATATCCAGATCCGATGTGCGCCGCCTCCAGTCGTGTTTACAACCTGTGCAGAGAACTGAATGTTATAGACGTTTGAACTATCGACATAGATGCGTGATGATGGGCTTCCAAGGGTGACGCCGAAAGACAGATCGGTCGTGTTAAACGTCATCGCATAAGCGGTGTTGATAACAGCCGCTGTCTGATCTGTCGTATCAAAGAATGAACCATATCGCGGGGTGATATATTCTTTAGGCGGCGGCTGTTGCTGCAATGCGGTGATCTGGTCTTGCAATGCGTCTATGTCGCTTTGTGATGCGCTCTCAGGTGCATAGGCCAATAGCTGAACAATGCTTTGCAGGGCTTCGACTTGGCTCAACGCTTCGTTCGCAGATGCACCAGCATTGCCAGCCGTAACGCTCACGTCATCAAGCGACACCGTGTTGATGGTATCGACAATCTGAAACAGCTTTTCGAACTGCTTGATCTGCTCATGATCTTGAAGGAACGAGGCAAGCTGATCGCGTGTCAGATTAAGGCGGAACGGTGTGACCATTAGAAGGCCAAGCCCTCGATCTGGGCCTCCAGCCTAGCAAAAGACATATGCGCGTCTGAGTTGCCCTGAAAGCGTTGTATACGCCAATTCCGCATCCATCCCTGCTGGAACCACACAAGACGCTTTGCACGCTGTCCCTGCTTGCCAGCCTTGATGAATTTCTGTTGGCTCCACGTCTGCCCATCAGTAGAATAGGACGTATTTATTGTGGGATCGAGACCAAACGCAACCGAGCCAGTCAGGCCGACCAATTCAAGGTTCGTTATGATCGCGCCGCGTCCTTCATTGTACAGAATGGTCGTGGCAAATTCCCAGCGCACCTTCTGCCCATAATGCGAAGATATGTCCTGTGACATATACCCCACATTGCTGTTCGCTGGATCGCCAACAAGCCATTTGTCATAACACCAAACCAGATTACGTGCGCGATACTGGCTGTAATCCACAAGGCTGCTTGTCAGGATGAACCAGACGGGCTGGCCGAGGTCTTGGCTTGCCGAAGCGTCATAGACCACCGTCTTATTGGGAAGGTGGACGTAGAGATGCTGGTGCGATCTGTCGTTGCGTGCCTCTAGCTTCACTTCAGCCAATTGCGCTTCGGTATAATCCAGAAGCAGCATGTCGATCTCTTGCGTGCTGATCTTCTGCGTCTGTGAATTAGCGCCGATGTAGATGCCTGGCGATTCATTAAAACCGCTGCCGAGGAATGCAATATTCTCCAGATAAACGCAGCAGGCGTGGGTGCCAACGACGCCCTTTTCGATCTGTGCGCCCTCGATGCGCTGGAATGGGAATAGATCGCCGCCGACGTTATCGAAGACCTCAATGGTGTATCGGTTCAGCGCGTAAATTTCGTTACGCAGTTTTAACAATGCAACGACGGGATCGGGATCAATTTCCGAAGATCCGTATTTTAGCGGATTGACTGCCAGCGGGTTTCCAAGATCGGTGACAACCAGAAACTCGCCGTCTGTGGTCATCCAATAACCATCAACCCATACCATGTCTAAAACAGGGCCGAGATCAGGATCGGTGTTCTGCGATAGCGTTGAGGTGGTCGGATTCCAAAAGAACAGATTGTTGTTTGACGCTATGCCCAATTGATCGAAGTCATAGTCAAGCGTGACCAGATTGCCATCGTTGCCAACATCGCCAAGGATTGTGATCGTGCCAGTGGAGCCGACAGTGACCAGCTTGGAACCCATCACCCGATAGCAGATGCCATTCCAGTTGATGCCGCCGCGATCAACGCCAGGGCCTGTCCCATTGGCAATAAGGCCATCAGCAGGACGCAGAAAGCCTTCGCTGATCCCGTTGGCTTTGGGAACAGGGATCAAGTTTACGGGATAAGACGTGCGAAAGTCAGGCCCGTTATCCGTAAAGATACCATTTAGGATCGGGATTTGCGTCATGGTTCAATTATGCCCACACCCGATATTGGGGCTGAGACGGATCAATCGCGTATTGCGAGAGGACTTTGTTCTGTTCCTCGGTGGGTTCGAACAGTAGGCGCAAGTTGGTGTAATATTCTGGATAGGTCACATCACCAATGGTGATCGGCCCAATGCGGTCGATCAGCACCTCGTAGGATGCAGGCACGATGGTGGTGACAGCTTCCTTGCCTTCGCCTTCGGTGACTTCCACGCATAGACCTGTTGCCAGCATGAGCTTATTAAACTCGGCTTCGTCAGCGTTCTTCAAGCAATAGTCGATCATGTCGTTACCTGTTGGAGTTGGAAGTCCGCAGCACGGACGGGGACGTAGCGGATGGAGCGGATGTGGCCGTTGAGGAACGTGCTAAATGCTTCCGCGCCTATGGTGAACTGCGTGAGATTTACCGCCGGAAGCGCACCGCTTGTGCCGGTAGCCGCAAGTCCGTTTGCGTATGCAGAGGTGTTATTCGAAGCATAGGCATAAGCTGCAATGCTTCCGGCTGGAACCATTCCCGCGCCCAAGACAAAGGTGCTTGTAGTTGCTCCAGCACTACGGGTAAGCGCACGATAAACCGCAGGTTCAGCGCGCAAGACGTGAGCGTTGTCCCCGTTGCCAGCATCCGCGCCGCACAAGCCAACCAAGCTATCGAGCGAGTTATAGCTGCAACTGACTATTATCGTGCCTTCTGCCTGCCTATACCACTGCGAAAACAGGCTGCCTGAGATCGTAGCGACATCTGCCGAGCGTGTGACCGTGCTGGCGATGGTGGGGATATAGGATGTGGCGAAGGCACCGGCTTCGAGTTGAGCGCCGTAGACGCCAAAAGACATGGTGCCACCAGAGTGATTGTCTATGAGGCCGAAGG